CAGACTTCATTATTGGAGTTTTAGCTGCTAAAGTTGCTGAGAATATCGAGTACACTATTTGGCAAGGTAACTTCGGTGCTTCACCGTTCACTGCATTCGACGGTTTAATTACTGTAATTGATAACGCTAAAGGTAACACTCCTGACGTTAACTTCCCTACTTTGAGCGCGACTAACGTAATTGCTCAGTTGCAATTATTAGAGGCTGCTATTCCTTCTACATTGGTTGGAGATGCTAACGTAAAATGTTACGTTAACAAGCAGACTGCACAGTACTACCGCCAGGCTATCGGTACTTTGGGTTACTTACAACAGTATAACGCTGCTGTAGCTATTCCTTTGACTATCGACGGTTACGAAATGTATGTATGTCCAGGTATTCCAAACGGAACTGCATTGTTCGCGAAAAAAGACAACCTTTTCGTAGGTACTGACTTAGTTTCTGATTTTAACGAGGTTAAAGTTGTAGATATGTCAGCTACTGACGGAAGCGACAACGTACGCATGGTAATGAAATTCCGTGCAGGTACACAATGCGCATTCCCTGCAGAAACTGCTCTAGGTTACTAAGATTTTCCTTTGTTATGTTGAAGGGTTGGCGCTACGGCGCCGCCCTTTTACTGCAAATAATAATAACTTAATACTATAAAGACGTGGCATGTAACGCACTGGCCGGCATGGCTCTAAACTGCAAAGAGGGTATAGGTGGAATTAAAGCTATTTATGTAGCTAACTTTTCCGCTATGCAAAACAATTTTACTTTAACCGGTAACGAGGTAGCTACTATACCTGGACCTGTAACAGTATTCGAGTACAAGCTACCTAAAAACACAGGTAACTTTACTGAGGAGGCCGCTATTAGCATTGAAAACGGAACAGTATTTTATACTCAGACGGTAGTAGCTTCATTACACGGTTTAACAACTGACCGCGCGCAAGAGCTTCAAACTATTGCGAAAGGTCGTTTAACTGTATTCGTACTAGATTCAAACGACAATATTTGGATGGTTGGCGGTAATACAGGCGCTGAGGTAACAGCTTTCTCTACCATGACAGGAACCGCTAAAGGCGACATGAACGGGTATACTATTACTTTCACTGCAGAGGAAAAGAATAAGGCTTACTACCTAACTAATACAGACCCTGCTGACCCATTCGACGATTACGCACAAGTTACTGTAACTGCAGGCACATTGTAAATAAATTTGTGCTATATTTAAAGCATGGTTTATTTACTAAAAAATACAGCAGCACAGCTCCTATACCTCCAAATTCAGGAGGGGGAGCTTTTGCTGTCTAATTTCTATACTAATTATTTATTAGAGCTCACCAACGAGCAAACCCTAGAAAAGCTTTACTGCATTCCAACGGTTATAACAACTAACGAGCGCTATACTAGCGTACAAATTGGAACCAATGCAAATAATGCAACGCTTGGAAGTTTATTAATTAACTACCCAGCACGTTTTAGTTTTAAGGTATATGGTCAAAATAGCAGTACTAATTTAGACCCTACCGACGCCTCAGTAGTAGGCATGATAGAGAAAGGCTATTTAATGGTGCAAGATATTACTACTCCTTATTTTACTGACCCTAATTTAACAATACCTGCCGATGTCGCATACAACGGATAACAATATAATGGCCGCGCCAATGGTAATTAATATGGCAGGCATAGCCTTGCAAGAGGCTGTAGAGAGAGAAATGCCTAACGGTTGGGTAAGTTATGGGGAAAGTAATTTATTCCCGAATTACTTAATTGAATTATACAACGATTCCCCGGTACATAGATCGCTATCTATGTCGATAGCTTTTACGATTGCAGGTAAAGAGTTTAAAAGTAGCTTACCCATTGCGACTAGAGAAATTAACCGCCTTAAATTTGACGAATTAAGACATTCTACGGCTTTAGATTTAAAACTACACGGAGGCTTTTTTTGGGAGGTTATTTGGAGCGTAGATAGGTCTACAATAGCTCGCGTTAATCATTTACCATACGAAAACTGCAGGCTTGCAAATACTAACGACGAGGATATTATACCCGGTATTTATTACTCTAAAGATTGGGCCGACTTCCGCAAAAAGAAAAATAAGCCTGCATTCATTCCGATGTTTAACCCTGCTACCAATGCAGAGGAGCCGAGCCAAGTTTTATTTATTTCGGTAATGACACCTGGCAGCGCATATTACCCTAAACCCGATTATTACGGGGCCTTAAATTATATTGAATGCACGCGAGAAATTAGCGAGTTTTACCGTGCCTTTTTATCAAATGGCATGGCGCCTAGCTACATGCTGCATTTTAATAATGGCGTTCCCGACCCTGAGGAGCAAATAGCTATTCGTAGGCAGTGGGATAAAATGATTGGCGCTCAGAAAAGCGGTAAGGTTGTACTTACTTTTAACGAAAATGCGGACCGCACGCCTAAGTTAGATTTGGTCCCAATGACCGACGCGGATAAGCAGTGGGAGACCTTAACGAACCAAAGTAGAGAAATGATAATGAACGCGCACCGCGTTACTTCACCTCTTATTTTTGGTATTCGAGACAGTGGCGGCCTTGGCAGTAATTCAGACGAAATAAAGCAAGCCTTTAGATTATTCGATAAACAGGTTATAGAGCCTTACCAAAAAATGATAAGCGACGCGGTAGAGGAAATTCTAAGAGGTATTGGCATAGTTGCAAAAGTTGAACTAGAGGGAAATGATGTTTTCGGTGAGGATGCAACCGCACAAACCGAAGGAGCACCGAGCGCAGCTGTTGCCCCTGCTGATATGCAAAATGTGTTAAATATTGCAGCTCAGTATATGCAGGGCGCAATTACCGCAGGTCAGGCTAAACAAATTTTAAAACTAGCTTTTCCTAGTCTTACGGATATTCAAATAGACACCCTTTTAGGAGCAGAGCCTACACAGCTCGAAAAAAAAAAGTGTGAGTCAGATTGCGAAATAAATACGCAAGAAATACCCGAATTTACCGAGGAGGCAGAAAACGAATGGATAAATTTTTTATCTGATAAAGGCGAAATAGTCGACTTAGACGAGTGGGAGCTTATCGAAGCCGAGCCTGTAGATATGGCTAGCGTTAGAAGTTACAGCCGCCCCGATGAAAAAAGTATAATGGACAGCGGGCTTTACAAAATTCGTTATAAATACAGTACTAACCTTAGCGCTAACTCGCGTAAGTTTTGCCGTCAAATGGTAGCAGCAAGCCGAGCTAATTACGTTTATAGATACGAAGATTTAGACTATAACGGCTTTGAAGCTAACAGCATGAGCCAGGCGGGAGAAAATTCTAGCTTTGCGCCTAGTGGCATGGCTAATTATTCTATATGGCTATGGAAGGGCGGGTGCTTTTGTCGCCATACATGGGAACGCCAAGTTTATTTTAGAAAAAGAGAGAAAGGAAGGTTTTTAGCCGAGAAAGGAATAAGTAACGACGACCCTATTAGCGTGGCTAAGGCAATACGCGCAGGAATGCCTTTAAAAGATATAGCTGCTAATTTTGCTCAGGCGAATACAGCACCAAATGACACGCCTACACGAGGCTCAATTAAATACGCAAATACTTAACAATATGCCAATTAACCCCGAAGTACTATTTATCGACGAGCACTACTTAAAAAAATACACTCAAATTAACGAGGCTGTAGATACTAATTTAATACGCCCTGCTATCTATTTAGCACAGGATAAGTATTTACAGCTTTGGCTAGGTACGGACCTTTACAATAAAATTAAAACCGAAATAGCTAATAACACGCTGAGCGGAGTTTATGAGGTCCTATTAGATCAATATATTTTGAAGCCAACGGTTTGGTGGACTATGGTAGAGCTTTACCCTAGCTTAGTGTATAAGCATGATAACGGCAACTTAGTAAGCCGACAAAGTGAAAACACTACAGCCATAAGTAAAAGCGAATTAGACGCGCTAATAGATAAGGCTAGAGATAACGCTAATTGGTATACTCAGCGCTTAGTAGATTACTTGTGTAACAACGCTAGCGCATACCCTGAATATAGAAGCAATACTTACCCAGATATTTCACCTCTTAAAAAAGTAAATAGGCAGAGCTCCGTTATTTTTTCCGAGGGTAGAACTGAGCCTAGCGCCTGGAGTAGATTTGGCGTGAGAGATTTTTATAATTCTTAATTTTTTTATGACAAGGGAACAGCACGAAAAAACAAACCGCAAAGAGCAGGAGAAAAAGCTCCGCATTTACTTAGCAAAAATTAAAAAGCAAATTAATGACAGCGCCAACAATAGACCAACTAAAAGCTAAATTCGCAGAACTCGGTTATAAGTGGGAGCCATTCCATTTGGTAGGCATTCGTTCCGCTGCTAATGAGCCTAATAAATTTGACGATCTAATAGGAGTAGTTAACGGCAACGAGTTAAAGTTTTTTACCGGTACTACTAACCCAGGTACTTTTTGGCTTAACTCACCTATGAACCCTAAAGGCGCTGCAGTTTTGAAATGTGGCCAATACGTCGATAGTTGGGTAATGGGGTTGCATAAAGGCAAGTATAGAGCTTTAACACAAGCGAAACCAATTACTGTATGGCGCGACGCAGATAAGGACAGCATAGCAGAGGAGCAGGGCAAAGAGGATACGGGTATTTTTGGAATTAATATACACCGCGCTAATGAAGCTGTAGCCTCTAAAAACATTGACAAATGGAGCGCAGGCTGTCAGGTACTAAACGACCCTAAGCAATTTAAGGAGCTACTAGATTTATGCGAGCAGAGCAAAAAGAAATATTTTACTTATACTTTACTCCATGAACTTTGAGAAAGAAATAGAACAAATGCACGAAGAAATTAGAGAGATTAATAAAAAACTAGATAGGGTTCTAGTTACTCTACTTGGCGACGAACAAATGAATATAGACGGCCTTACGCATAAAGTAGCGCAGCACGAAAAATATATTCAAAAGCAAAAATTATTCATGGCTAAAATGAGCGGAATAGCTACGGCAATGGGAGTACTCGGTAGTCTATTAGTGCAACTTGTTTTAAAATTGATGTCGTGATAAAGTGGCTTAAAAGTATTCTAGCCGTAGACGGTAACCAAAGTTCTAAACGACTAAGCGCAGTAATGGCGCTTTTTTGTTGTATAGCTTTTTCTTGGATAGCGACCTTTACACCGTACCAATGCCCCGAATACATGTTCGAAGGCTTGCTAGTAATTGCAGGCGGTGGGTTGGGTCTTACTGTAATTGAGAGTATATTTACAAGATATAAAAAGAATAATGGAAGCGAGGAAAATTAGAATAGGGTTAATAGTTATTTTTAGCTTATTGATGTGGGCGCTAATTAGTACTACTAAATACCAAGCGGAAATAATAAAGCGCAACAAAGTAGAAAAGGCTCTACTAACTAATAAAACACAAATAGATAGTTTAAAAGGTGTTAATGCGGAACGCCAGGCGCAAATAGACGAACTTAGCAGGCAATTAAAAATAAATGAAAATGAGTATAAAGAAAATATTAAGGCTATTGACAGTCTCAATAATCTTAATTTGCGTAAAGCCATGGAGCGCCTACTCGCAGAGCTTACCAAGTGATACTATTATTTGTTTAAATGCTGTTGAGGTAAGAGCTTTATTAAAGCTAAAAGCGGAGCGCGACTATTTACATAGTCAACTAAAAGTCATG